CTTCTGACAGGGATGCGACAATACTTCGCTTTGCCATTGATGGTGCCGCGAATGACGCTCGGCTTTTGATCCACCATGTTATTGGCCCTCCTCCGCTGGTTCTGCCGAGATTATGGATGAAAGCCACTTCCGAATATCAGCAGTCAAAACTTGATTTTCGGTCGCGTCAGCATAAGCGTTAAGCGCAGCTATGGCGGCCTGGTCCTTATCTGGCCGCAGCACAAAGCAATCGTCAACGAGCTCTCCGTTGGATGCTTTGCGAACGATATACTTCACTTTCAGACCAGCATAATCATTGTCATTTTGGTTGGTGTCACCGATATGATCTGCGGGGATGGTGATGTATGGAAAAGAATCAAACACGCTTTGTACAGCAACAACAGCGTCATACTTATCAGGACAAGGCTCAAAGGCTCTTATAAGCTCGGAGAGCCGCCGTGAAAACGCTTCTTTGTCAACATAGGCTTTTGGCAACGGCATCTTTTTACCCCTCCTCTGCCGGGTCTGCCGGGATGATGGTAGGGACTTCGTTGAAGCAATAACCCAAATATTGCTCCACTGTTAACTCCACCTCGTCTGACCACTCTTCGTGTTCGTCATCATATAGCTGTGTCTTCACTTTTGCCTCTGTGTCAATCAGCCTCCCATGTGGAGGAATTTGAACAGCATGATCCGGCAAAACATTGCCTGTATAACGGCTGACTACCAGCCCAGTTGCATAAATGTCGATGCTGATATTACCTTTTACAGGCATTTGCAAGTTTGGTATGTAAAGTCCCATTATTCAGCCCTCCAACATCAGTGCGCCAGAACTGTAAACCTCATAAAGCGTCTGCCCCTGCCGGTTAAGAAAGTACGGAAGGAACACCTGCTGCACATCTACCATTTCCGTTTCCAGAATGGCGAGCTGGGCGGCAAGTCAGTCCTTTACGATTCGCCATGCGACGCGCTCTGCCTGCTCCTGACTGTCGTCGATCTGAGAACGGTTTCGGTTCCTGGGATTGTTCTTCTGCTGCCGAAGGACCTCACGCACGCGCTCCACATTGGCCGGCAGTCTCACGGCCTGTTCCCCTGTTGGCGTTTCAATCGTGAAGCTGATCGCTTTCACTTTGCTGTCGGCGCTGTAATCAAACAAGATTCGCCTGGCACCATGATCGGCCAGCATGAGATGGATCTCGCTGACCGTCTTATTCACCGGTACGTCGGTTGTGTAGTTTTTAATGGCCATTACTCAGCCCTCCTGTTCCATGCTTCGGCGGCGGCATCTTGCAATTTGCGCTTTTCCTTTGCCCAGCTCGGCATAAGAAATGAAGCGGTATCAACAACTTTGCCACCAACAGCACCGCCCCTCGCGTGGCACACATTGCACCTGACCGAAAAGGTAACTTGGTCAACCGGGGCATCAAGCCCGGTATAGCCAGCTCTCTTGCTTTTGCTGTCTATCTTCAACTTTGTACTCCCGCAGAAGGGGCAAGGTTTAAGTTCGCTCATTCGCCGCCTCCGTTCTGCGCCGAGATAGTCGTCGCTGAAGGATAGTCCTTCATGGTTGCGCTGCTGGTAGATCCGCACTGTTCTCCTGTAACACCAATGGAATACGTCTGAGCGTTTCTCCGCAGGCAGGGCTTTTCAAGCGCGCGGCAGTATCCGCACGGAAGGCGGTAGCCGCAGAAATCAGCATCGCTTCCTGTCGCTGTCGATTTACTGAATTGATCCATACATATCCTCCAATTTGATCTGACCGTCCATCGTGACGATCTTTTCCATGCGCCGCGCACGCGCATTCTCGCTCTTGCAGACGTCTATAATCCGGCAGCCCTTCCACTCGCGGTTATACAGGCCGCAGGCCACATACTTCTTGCGCCAGTCCGAAGCCGCGCTGTGCGTTGCACCGTACACTGTACACTTGCGGACGTAGGTACCCCCGCAGTATCCTTTGATGAGGTTGCTGCAATCCTCGCAGCGCTTGCCCGGCAGTATGCCGAAGCGCGCGTGCATAGCCTCGATCTTCCGGCTCATACAGAATCCTCTTCGTTCAGGAAAGCAAGCCAGCAAGCTCGACATCCGCCTGTGTCCCCGCATCGTGCCTGTCCTCCAAATCTTGTTGGACAAACAAAATGTCTTAATTCATCTGCCAACTCCTCGTTTTTTATGGCCCGGATCTTGTCCCCTTTCGTGGGCTCCGGTCTCTTCCAAACGACTTTCCCGTTGACGTCGCGAAATTCCAAAGCCACGCCCATGATGCAGGCTGGTGTGAACAGATAGTTTCTCTCCGGCTTTTCGTAACATGTACCGACAAGAGGATGGTCTCCCGTCCGCAGCAGTTGTTTCATGAAACCGTGAATGCTTCCCTCGGGAGAATCGCAGAACACGATATCGAACACACGCGGCGTCGCGTCAAAGTCGATCGTTACAGTACCGTGATCCGGGATACCGAGTGCGCCGAGACAATTTCCTGCGAAATGTTCTTCATGGATTCCGGTTCTCATGAGTCCTCCTATTCTCTGCAAACCACTGTCCACACCTTGAAACCAAAGCTTCTCAATTCATCCAAGGTGCAGACGACTTCTTCATGAGCTCTGAATTCCTGCAAACTATTCGGTTTGATTTCGTCGAAGAAGGGGTAGTGTTCCACTGCTCCTTTTCTCCACGCTTCGACTTCTTCCCTGGTGTAGCGTTCGCATTTATCCAATTGGGTTGTATAGCCGCCGAAACTACGGCTCTCGCTGTCCGCGGTCCTATGTCCCCAAAAGAGAAGCGCGCCGGTCGGCCATGAACGATGCTCATTACAGACAATCAAATACTTTCTTTCGCTTTTTATCTGTTTGCCCTGTTCCGCGATCTTGTCGGCCGCTTCATTCAGAAGGGCCTGCAGCGCCGGGAGCTTTGTGCCGTTGCGCAGTCTCGCAATTAGATCATTATTTGCATCGTTCATAATCTAACCTCCTTCTGGGAATTGTATTTGTTCATGTCGTATCTCCTTCCTCTCTACCCTCCAGGATCCACTTGTCAATCTCCTCGCGCGTGATTCCCTCCACCTCGGCAAGTCTGTACGGACCATCGGTCGGATACCCGTGATTTGCAAAGGACTTGACCGTCTTCGCGAAGTGCTCGACGCGCGCGGCGCGTTCATCCCCTGTCAAGCTTGGAATCCCGGGTGGCGCTTCTTTTTCTTTTATTTCTTTTTCTTCAGAAGAAGGAGAGAAAGGATTATTATCTTCTCCTGTATCTAACCTTTCCTCTTCTATCCTAGCCTTATCTACGGATCCATTTTGGATCCATTCTGGATCCGTAGGAGGATGGACGCCAGCCCCTGTGGGAAGAGCCGGCCTCTTCCCCTCTCCCGGATTGAGGGAATAGGCATTGTTTTTATCGAGGTACACATACCGGAGAAGATCATGATAGGGACTCGGCTTGTATCTGTCATTCTTGATCGTGTTGTGCATCTTCCAGTGCTTGATCAGAAGAACGACATTCTCCGCGTGCTTCATCACAAGGGTGAACTTCTTCGCGATCAGAAGTTTCATACTGTCCTCGGAGAAACCGTAGGATCGCATCACACGGCGCGGGTTCGCTACAAATCCATCATCATCTGCCGCCAAGCAAAGGCGAAAATACAGGAGTTGAGAATCGTTCGGCATCTCCACGAAAGCATCTGTATCTACAATCTGCATGGAAAACATTCTCTTTACAGCCATCACTACACCTCAATCTTGTATTCTTCCAGCAGCACGTGCCGAAGATCCGGGACAGAGACGCGACGCTCCTTGATTTCCTCGGAAAGTTTTAAGACCTCTCCCCAAACGTCACGGATATAATCGGCACCGTTGAACTTGTCCACGAGCACGGTCAGAAAGATCGCACACGCGATCGCGCATCCTTCGTCAACGCCCTTGTCATGGGAGCGATCACAATCCTCTTGCGTCCGCGGGATCTTGCGAGGGTTGGTTTTCTTTCCCATCGTCTGCCCTCCTATACCGCCACCATCTTGTGCAGGGCGGCCATCGTCGTGATCGTAACGGACCACTCCGGCATATTCGCCCTGACAACTGCCGATGCCATCTGCGGACACACCGCGTTCCCGCAGCGCGCCACCTGGGCGTTCTTTGGATAAGGCCTGCCGGTGTAGTCCCGGTCGATGATGTAATCCGGCGGGAAGCCCATCGCCGCGTACAGTTCCTTCGGCGTCAGCATCCGCATGGTGATGTCCGAGATAAACCAAAGCCTGCCGTTGATCTTCAGCAGAAGGATCTCGTTTTCCGCCAGCTCATAACCGCAATGCCTGTTCAGCAGTGCACGGATCTCCGGCCAGTGCCCCAGCTCCGCTCCGTCAGAGTAGGTTGCGATGCGGCAGGCCACAAGGCCGAAGGTGCCGCCTCCGCATTGCCGGTCTTTCCCGGCGCTCGCGGTGATCGTCCGAAGCGGGCGTGTCACGTTTTGCCCGATGTCCGCACCCTTGAACTCCGCGATATGATGTGCCGTGAGCATCAGCCCGCCGGAAGTCGTCACGGTGTTAAGCGGTACGTCTGGCTTATTGCCTTTTCCCTTGTACCCGCCGTCATGTACCGGATGGATAACGGCAGAGACAAGCGCTTCCCGATCATGCCCGGTGACCGTATGCAGCGGCTCCTTGATATTGAGCGGTCGCCCGGTGCTGTAGTATTCAGTCAGATGCGCGGAAACAAGCCCGTGCCGGTTGCTGCCGTCCACGGTTTGAAGCGGATCTGCAAGGCCGCTCGATCTGACGTTCTCGGTCTGCTCCGTGTGGTATTGGATCAGGTTGGCCGCCGCGAGGATCTGTCCCCCGGCCGTCCTTACCGTACCGACCGGCTCGTCCGCAGATGCGCCGGCCGAGCTTCCCGTGTTCGAGAAGGTGAAGGGAGAAAGGACAGGATCGACAAGATTCTGCTTTCCTGTCGAGACGACCGTAGGCAGAGGGGCGTTGATATCATGTACCCGCGGCGCCTGTCCGGTGCGCTCACCGTAGCCTGTCGGAATGATAAAAGGATTTCCGCTTTTGATCGTGTGCTTGTCCACGCCGCGGATCGCACGTTTCATTGTGTTCTCTGCCAGCGGTCGCACAGCGTTGACACCGTACTTTTCTTTGATCTCCTCTTTCGTGGCGAAGATCGAATACATCGGGAGTGAGAAGTCGATGATCTCGGCGGCAGCGCGCCACGGCTTGCACTTCCCGGATTTCACAAGCTCGCTGCCCGCCGGCGCGTGTGTGCGCTCTGGCCATACAATGGGCTTACCATCACAGCGAGCGACCAAGACAAAGCGCTTGCGCGTCGTAGGCGCGCCATAATCGGCGGCAACGAGTTCCCGGTACTCGACGTCATATCCGAGCTCGCGAAGCTGGGAAAGCCACTTGCAAAACGTTTGACCGGCCTTTTTCTTCACGGGTTTGCCTTTCCTCACCGGTCCCCAAGTCTGGAACTCCTCCACGTTCTCCAGGATGATCACCCTCGGGCGCACGGCCCCGGCCCAGCGAAGAACGATCCACGCAAGCCCGCGGATGTTGCGGTCGACAAGCGCGGATCCCTTCGCCTTCGAGAAGTGTTTGCAGTCCGGGGAGAACCAAGCAAGCCCGACCGGGCGGCCGGCGCACACCTTTATCGGGTCGACGTCCCACACAGATGCCTGCAGGTGTTCAGTATGGGGATGGTTGGTCTTGTGCATGAGGATTGCCGCGGGATCGTGATTGATGGCGATCGTCACCGGGCGCCCGGTTGCGAGCTCGATCCCGGTCGACGCCCCTCCCCCGCCGGCGAAGTTATCGACGATGATCTCATCGAATATATCTATTTGGGCTTTCATACATGCTCCTTGAAAATCGATAGTTGAATGTGATATCATTCAAAAATAGGAGGTGTTGCTTAATGGACTATTCAAATATCATTGAAGTTCGAGAAGTTGCGCTGGTAAAACAAGTGAATGATCTTCTTGCCAGTAAAGAGGAAGATTGGATACTTCTCAGCATTTCATGCGGACAGGACGTTGATAAGTCGCCTTGTTTTTTATACTCTCTTGGAAAAAAGTGGCGATTTGACGACAACCTTCCATTGATCTAATTGTCCAGATATTTGTTCCATTTATGAGGGGGCTAATTCCTAGAATTAGTCTCCTCTTTTCACATTCCCTCTATCTCGAATTGCTTCTGAGTTGCCTGCTCTTGCCGCTCGAGCTCGGCTTCTTTCTCCATCTTTCTGATCTCCAGCTTGGAAAAAGAGCGGTTCACTCGATGCTTCATATAGCCTTCGAGGTTCTCATATCCGTTTTGCTTCACAGCTTTCCGAAGACGCTCTTCCCGTTTCTTTTGCCGGGCGGCTCGATCATCTTTCTTTTTTGCTTGGGCTGCGGCTTCCATATCTGAGGCGTGTTTGACGTCGATACCTTCCTGCACGTCTCTGAGATCCTGTAGTAAATCGCGGCTCTCTCTCCGCTCAACACGGACATTCAAGACCTCGACCCGCTTAACTCGCCCGAAAAAGATGTCCATGTGACGGCGCATAGTTTCCTTGCGCACGATCTCCTCCCGGCAGAGTTTTGAAATGGCCTCGCATACGGTCTCAGAGCGAGGGTGCTCGAGGAACTTCAACCCCTTTGTGATGCTGACGCGCTCCTCGTCTGGGAACATTCCTTCTCCTTGGACAACGCTGATGATCTTGAGATCATAAAAGACGTTGGCCGTTTTCGGGCTGTTCTCTTTTCCGAGAACGGTGCAATAACTGCAGCTCAAGCACATCATAGGGTCGTACCGAAAGCTCCACTCCCCTGTGCTGCGGTTATATCTGCTGTGAACACGGCATACACGACCGCCGCGCGTCTCCTGGAAAGCTTTCCATCTCTCTTCTTTGACCTTCTCGCCGTCGTCGAATACCTTCTCACGGCTGCGCTCATAATCGAAAGGTTCATTTGTTTCATGTATCGGGCAAAAGTAGAGCAGCTCTCCGCTTCCACCGCCCATAGGATGATCCTCAAGAAGCGGATCGTTCAGCTCACAGCGGCCTCGGCCGAAGTAAGGGCATAGGACAGCATAGTTGTCGTTCTCCTCTGTCCAGTCAACGCCCATGAAACTCATTGAACCGTTACCGAAATCCCTTCTCCGAAGGAGCAAACCGCAAGGCGTGGAGAAAACCGTGTTCATGCGCGCGCTTGTTTTCCAGCTCCACCCTCCGTCGAAATCGTTCCACGGGTGCATGCCAGGCGGTGTCTGATCTTTCGTCCATCCTTCAGCCAGCAGCTTCCGACTGATCTTGTTGACCTCGCTCATAAGTCAGGCAGCCCCGGACAAGGTAGAAGGCCGAAATGACCTTCCATTGTCTGCCTCAATTCCTCTACGGATACGTCATACTCTTTAGCGATACACTTCTCGCAGACGATATGCTTGTACCCGAGGGCACGGGAGATACGCTTATCCCAGCTGTTGGTTTCCTCTGCGCCGCATACAGCGCACGGGATTTCATACCAGTGGAGAACTCCCATCTCACGCCTCCAGCAAATCGAACAGCGTCGGCGTCTCGATCCTGTCCTCTTCGGCCTGCAGGTATCCGACCGCGTCCCGGAAGTAATCCTCGTTCAGCTCTGTCATGCGTCCCCGCCTGCCGAGTTTCATGGCCCGCAGCGGCACCGTGCCGATCCCGCCGAAGGGATCAAAGACCTCGTCGCCTTCGTTGGTGTAGCGGTTGATTAGCCTGTCCACGATATCGAATTGCAGCGGGCAGACGTGCATCTGTTGCCGGCGCTGGGACTGCGAGGTGTTCAGCGTCAGCATGCGGTTGACATCGTCCCACACCTCGCTGCTCCAGGATCCGGGCGCGACGACCATAAATGTCGCCGGCAGATGGCCGTCAGCATCGAGCTTCTTGGCCAGCTCCACATGATCCTCATAGCTGTACACCGTATCCCTGCTGTACTTGCGGTACATGGCTTGCAATCGGTCGACCGGAGCGTTCATCAGTTCCTTCTTGGTGATAAGCCTGTCACCGCTGGATCTCCAAAAGCCGTGCGCGTCGATCTGCCATTGTGCCCGGGTGTATTCCTCCTTGCTCTTGCTGACGGGGACATCGGCATAGGCTGTCGAAGTATCCGTCGGCAGTTTGCGGAACAGGAGGATATACTCGGGGCAGCCGACGCCCATCTTCGTGCCGTCCTTGCACTGCTCCGTCCAGCCGAGGCGGTAGGTCTGATTGTTCTCGCGCACGACGTCGGTGACGACGGTGATCATGCCGAAATACTGAAAGCCGTGCTTCATGTAGTGCTCGATGCACATCGCGTGGAAGGGCTCCATCGTCGGCATGCCCGTCCCGGTGGCGTTCCCGAAGAGCACTCTGTCCTTGACATGGCAGGCGAACACCCTTCCCGGCCGCAGGATCCGGAGCAGCTGCGGGGACAAGAAGTCCATCTGTTCAAAGAACCTCTCGGTGTTCTCATTGTGGCCAAAGTCGTTATAGCTGGGTGTGTACTCGTAATGATTGGAAAAAGGAATGGAGGTCAAGATCATATCGACGCTGTTTTCCTCCATCTTAGCCGTCTCCTCGACGCAGTCACCGTGAATGGCCATGTAGCGATTTCCCTTTACCTCCATGTGCTCTACTCCTATACTGCGCTCCATGCGCTTGATCTGATCTCTTTCGTTCAGACCGTATTTCTTGACGATCTCCCGCATCCGTTCCTGCTGTTCGTTGTGGAGCTTCCACTTCTCCATGAGAGCCTGATAGATCGGCTGCTCAGCTTCCGTGTAGATGATATCGATAATCACCTTCTCCGTCTGTAAGAAGCGATAGATGCGGTGCACGGCCTGGATGAAATCATGAAATTCATAGTCGATCCCGACGAAGATCGCGCGGTGACAATGCCGCTGGAAATTGCAGCCGCACCCGGACAGGCTTTTCTTTGTGGCAAATAGCCGCGTCCGTCCCTCGGAGAAATCGATCACGCGCCGCTCTCGCTCGTCGTAGTCCATAGATCCGTATATGTCCACGGCCTCCGGGAGGATGCGTTTGAGCTCGTGACGCTCGGCTTCGAGGTCGTGCCAGAGGACAAAGTGCGCCTCCGGGTCGCTGTCGACGATCTCTTTGGCCAGCGCGCAACGGGCCGATATGCTATCCTTTTTTTCATGGCTTGCCTCCATTAAGCTTGTCGCGGCATCGTTCATCATCTTGAACTGGCCATCCTTATCGGTCACACCTTCATAGCCCATGCTGATCATGTGCGGACGGATCTCCATCGGCGGAAGCGCATATCCTTCATCGTCGTATCCGAGATCGGACGGCGTCGAGATCAGCAGCGCCCAGGATGATACCCAAAGCCAGAACTCTTCTACCTTGTGCGGATACAGCGTCAGGTTGTTCGCCTTCGTACTGTCTCGCTGGAAAAAGCGAGTCAGCGCCTGCCCCGTGTCCATGACCTCCAGAAAGCCGGCATAGTGGATCAGCTCTTTAAGTCTGTTCGGCGCCGGCGTCGCCGTAGCGACAAGCTTATATTTCACGCCGCGGAACTTTGGCAGGAACGTCTGATAGGTCTTGCTGCCAAAGGAGCGCAGCACCGCCGCCTCGTCGAGGACGCAGGCCGCGAAGAGTGAGGGATCAATGTCCCCGTCCCGCACGCGCTCATAGTTTGTCAGATAGATCTTGCCGTCCTCCGTCGCTTCCTCCGCGCTCGTGATGTACCGCGGCTCTTCCTGTCCCAGCAGCTGTACGGCGTCCCGCTTGAACTCCTGCCGGACGCCCAGCGGCAGCACGATCAGCGCCTTGCCGCCCTCATGCCGCAGTACCTGGCGGCAGTATTCCAGCTCCTGCACGGTCTTGCCGAGACCGAAGCTTTCGAACAGCGCCCTTCTTCCCCCGTGGAGCGCCCAGCGCACCGCGTCTTTTTGATGCGGTTTAAGCGTCGGGCTGATCTCTTCCGGGGGGACATCAAAGCCGGAGACAGGCGCGACCTCGACCTTTGTTTTCAAAAACTCGAGATAATTCAATGGCTTACTCCCTCTTGTAGATGAGCTCCGATTCATCCCATCCGGGATACATCTTTTTCAGGTACCCACGGAAGAACGCACGCAGCTCTTTTCTCTTGACGCTTTGGTCATATTTCCGGTGGCAATCCGCGCAGAGCGTCAGCACATTCTGCTCGATGCCGAGCCCGCCCTGTGACCGGGCGATATAATGCGCGTTCGGCGAGGCTCTCCGGGAGCCGCAGTATACGCAGCGGCCCCCGTCC